AAGTGAAACTCAAGTTGCAAATCTCAATAAACAAAGTATTATTGCTATCTCAGATGCGTCAATCGGACTTGTTCGGTTCTACGAACATTGTGTAAAGAAGATGACGTTGAGTGATAATGGTCGAGATTGGACTGAACCCACTGATGAAGATTTAAACCGTATCGCTGAAGAGGAAGAAGAGAACATCATTCCATTTCCTACACCAGATAATGAAACGATTCATTAACTCATTCTCAAACCCTACATAGGGATAATACTGTCTTGTCAAGGAAAAGTCAAGACGTTTTTGAAATTTAATTACTCCTTGACAATTGGAGTTGTAATTGGTATAGTGTATTTAATTTATGGGAAAGACTCATGGCAGTAGACAAAAAGAAAAAACCACATTATGTAAACAACAAAGAATTTTTACAAGCGATGGTGGAGTGGAAAGCGAAATGTCGAGAGGCAGAGAAAGCGGGGAAACCACAACCACCAATCACCAACTATATCGGTGAATGCTTCCTAAAGATTGCGAACCATCTTTCGTATCGTCCTAATTTCATTAACTACACATATAGAGATGAAATGATTAGTGACGGTATCGAAAACTGTTTGCAATATGTACACAACTTCAATCCAGATAAATCAAACAATCCATTTGCTTATTTCACGCAAATCATTTATTATGCGTTTCTTAGACGTATTCAAAAAGAGAAGAAACAAGCACACGTTAAAAATAAGATTATTGAAAATATGACAGTAGACGAGAATCTTATTGATGGGGGTGATGATGGTTTTGATAATCCATTTGTTGATTATCTACAGAAGAACTTCCTACCAGATGAAGATGTGTATAAACCAAAGAAAAAGAAAGATAAACCAAAAGGACTAGAATTATTTTACGATGAAGATAGCACTGATAACTGATACTCATTTTGGTGCGAGAAACGACAGTCTAGCTTTCAACGAACACTTCTACAAGTTTTGGGAAGACGTATTCTTTCCTTACTTGGACAAGTATAATATTAAGACTGTTATCCATCTAGGCGATGTGATGGATAGACGTAAGTTTATCTCGTATAAAATATTAAATGATTTTCGTGAACGATTTATCAAGAGGTTCGTGGATAGAGGTATTACCGTTCACGCAATCGTTGGTAATCACGATACCTATTTTAGAAACACCAATGATGTAAATGCATTGTATGAATTATTGGGTGGGCCTAATGAAGAGAAGTATCCAAATATCTTCTCGTATGATAGTGGATGTACCCTTGAGTTTGGAGATGGTACAGACGTATTCTTGTTGCCGTGGATTAACGTAGAGAACTACGAATCTGTAATGAGAAAGATTCAAATGACACCATCACAGGTTTGTATGGGTCACTTGGAAATCAACGGATTTGAAATGCACAAAGGTCATTTCTGTGAAGGTGGTTACCCAAGAGATATGTTCAGAAAGTTCGATACTGTATTTTCTGGACACTTTCACAAGAAGTCAGATGATGGACACATCTATTACCTTGGTAATACTTACCAGATGACATGGAGTGACCACAACGAAACAAAAGGTTTTCATATCTTTGATACTGCTACCAGAGATTTGGAATACATTCAGAACCCATATAAAATCTTTGACAAGATTTACTATGATGATACACAGACCGATTATTCTACGATTGATGTAAGTCAATACGAGGATAAGTTCATAAAACTTGTAGTTGTCAATAAGAAAGACCTTTACAAGTTTGACCAGTTTGTAGATAGACTGCTTGCAATCAGAACTCATGAAGTCAAGATTGTAGAAGACTTCTCAGAGTTGGATGCATCAAATGTATCGGATGAAATTATTGAGAATGCACAGGACACAACTACGTTACTGGAACGATACATTGATGAACTGGATGTTGATATAGATAAGAGTAGATTGAAGAGTACCATGCGTACCCTTTATCTAGAAGCAAGTGACTTGGAGTTATAATTGATTACATTTAAGTATGCAAGATGGAAAAACTTCCTATCGACAGGTAACACGTTTACTGAAATACAATTAGATAGAAACCCATCGACTTTGATTATTGGAGAGAATGGTGCTGGTAAATCCACTATTCTTGACGCACTTTGTTTTGGACTGTTTAATAAACCGTTCAGACAAATCAGTAAAAACCAACTTATCAACACTGTGAACGCTGGTGGTACAGTTGTTGAAATCGAATTTGAAACACAGAATAAGAATGTCAAGGTAGTTCGTGGTATCAAACCAAACACGTTTGAAATCTATGTTGACGGTAATATGATAAACCAGAATGCAAATGCAAAGGATTATCAGAAACACCTAGAACAACAGATTTTGAAACTGAACTATCGTTCCTTTACACAGGTTGTGATTCTAGGGTCATCAACCTTCATTCCCTTCATGCAGTTAAAATCACAGGCAAGAAGAGAGGTTGTAGAGGACATCCTAGACATCAAGATATTCTCACTGATGAATTTTATTTTGAAAGGTAAGGTGAAGTCTCTAAATGCAGATATCAGTGAGAACCAATACCAACTGGAACTAAACCGTGAAAAGGTTAGTCTACAGGAGAATTACATTGAGGATATTGAACGGAATAAGGACACTCTTCTTTCTCAAAAGAACAGCACTAAGTCTAATAATGAAGAGGAAATTTTCACTCGCAAGGCAGAGGCGAACAGAATCACGCAAGAGAACCAGACCCTTTTAGAAACAATGTCTGGTGAAGATGCTGTCGTGGAAAAGAGAGATAAACTAAAAGATATTCAGTTTACTCTCAAGGACAAACATAATCGTCATAGTCAGATGATTCAGTTCTTTGGTGATAACTCAGAATGTCCAACTTGCGAACAACACATTGATGAAGACTTCAAGAATACCAAAGTGGAGAGCCTTTCTTCAGAGGTTACTGAACTTGCAGATGGGTTGACTAAACTCAAAGGTGAGATGGACAAGGTTAATTTCAAAATCAAAGAGTATAAAGATATCGCAAAGGTATTGAGTGACAATAACCTTGAACTTGCTAAACTGAATAGTTCTATTACACAGTTAGAGAAGTTCAATGCAACTCTGACTGAAGAGATACGTCACATTGAAAGTGGAGATGTTACGAAAACAGATTATGAAAAACTTGACAATCTCAAGAAAATGTGCGATAATTATGAGTCAAGCAAATCAAAACTGAAGGAAGATATGCTTTACTTTGATTGTGCGAAAGAGTTACTACAGGATAGTGGTATCAAGACAAAGATTGTCAAACAGTACTTGCCTATCATGAACAAACTTATCAACGGTTATCTGTCTTCTATGGACTTCTTTGTCAACTTTAATATTGACGAAAACTTCAACGAGACAATCAAGTCAAGATATCGTGATGTGTTTTCATACGCAAACTTTTCTGAAGGTGAGAAGATGCGTATTGACCTTGCACTACTCTTTACATGGAGAGCTGTTGCAAAGATGAAGAATTCAACGAATACGAATCTACTTATCCTTGATGAGATTTTTGATAGTTCGTTGGATGCGACAGGTACAGATGACTTCTTGAAGATTCTGAATACCTTTACAAATGAGAATGTATTTGTCATCTCACACAAACAGGACTTGTTGATGGACAAGTTCAGACACACAATTAAGTTTGAGAAAGTGAAAAACTTCAGTAAGGTTGCATGATGGGCAAGAGAAGTGAATTTGAAAGAATACCAAGAGATTATTATCCAACCCCCTATCAAGCAGTCCTACCTCTAGTTGCACACCTACCAGAGTGGTATACGTTTATTGAACCTTGTGCTGGAGATGGACGGTTGATTGACCATCTTGAGAAACATGGTGGTAAGTGTACACACGCATATGACATTGAACCTCAAAGTGACAGGGTAATGATGTACGATGCGATGTTATTAAAACAACTCAGTACACCCTATATAATTACGAATCCACCTTGGGATAGAAAGGTTCTTCACCCCATGATTGAACACTTCTCTTCCATGGCGCCTACTTGGTTACTATTTGATGCAGATTGGATGCATACAAAACAATCCACACAGTACTTGACAAAACTGAAAAAAGTTGTTAGTATAGGAAGAGTCAAGTGGATTGAAGGGAGTTCAAGTGTTGGTAAAGACAATTGTTGCTGGTATCTGTTCGATGATACCCCACAAGTCAAACCTATTGAATTCTGGGGTAGGTCAGAATGACGCACCTCAAAATAAATTACAAAAAGTTCTAAAAACATCTTGACATTTGTTCTAATAACGTGTAATATGTACATATAAACAATGAAACGAGGAGTTTAATTATGGCACATGAGTTAGAAATCGTCAACGGACAAGCACAGATGGCATATGTCGGTGATGTTCCATGGCATGGACTTGGTACGAAAGTACCAGCAGACCTTACACCAGAACAGTTTATGGAAAAAGCTGGTCTTAATTGGTCTGTTGAGAAAGAAGATATCCTTACTAGAAGTGGTATCAAAGTGAAGAACAAACAAGCACTTGTAAGGTCAAGTGATGGTTCTATCCTTGACGTTGTTGGTAACGGTTGGAATCCTGTTCAGAACGCAGAAGCATTCAACTTCTTTGAAGAGTATGTGAACGCTGGTGACATGGAGATGCATACCGCTGGTTCTCTTAAAGATGGTCAGATGGTATGGGCACTTGCAAAAACGAAAGATTCGTTTGAGTTGTTCAACGGTGACCAAACCGATAACTACTTCCTGTTTACCAATCCACACCAGTTTGGTAAAGCAATCAATATCAGAATGACACCGATTAGGGTTGTTTGTAACAACACTCTTACTTTGTCTCTGTCACAAAACAGTGACCAGATGTTGACTGTTAACCACAGAAAAGCATTCGATGCCGCTGAAGTCAAAGAACAGATGGGTATCGCAAGAGAGAAACTTGACCAGTACAAGTCAATGGCAGAGTTTCTTGGTTCAAAGAGGTATACCTCAGAGAACATCATCCAGTACTTCAATGAAGTATTCGGTACGCCTGCAAAAGAGAAAGTGGATAATGTTATTCCTTTCACTTCCAGAAATGCGAAACTCGCTATGGAGAACTTGCAGACACAGCCAGGTGCGAACTTTGCTGAAGGTTCATTCTGGCAAGCATTCAACACTGTCACTTACATGACAGACCACCTTCAAGGTAGAGAGGGTGATTCAAGAATGGTTTCTTCTTGGTACGGAAGAAACAGAAAAGTCAAGTTGAATGCACTTGACAAGGCACTTGAGTACGCTGAAGCTGCCTAACAAAATTTGGGGAAAGTTCTTGACTTTCCCCACTTTTTAGAGTACTATATAAAAAATGATGAGGGATTTTCCGAATCATATTAACCGTTTTTCAAAGGAGTTTTTTCATGGAAAACATCACTAGAAATAGTTACCTTGTGGAAGTATCAAAGGGTAACGGTATTGTAGAATTTTCTAAGGAGCACTTGGAACTTCACAAGACTATCCACAACCCCAACACTAAGCCTGAATACTACAACGATTTGATGCCTTATGGTCTTGAGTACGTTGATACTGTTTTGATGGAATCTGATGAGATTGAATCTATCTTAGAAGCATTTGTTCAGCAGAAGTATCGTAAGGGATTAAATACCAAGTATAATGACATTAAGATTTCAATGTTAAAGGGATTTGACTTGCGTGAAAAGCCTTTGCAAGTTATTATCAATGATGATGGAACTGCAAATATTCTTTTCAATGGAAATACTACTCATAACATTCTTGATAAGTATACCAATGTTCAGAATCGAATTGTAGCACTTTATAGGAAGAACTCTTACTTTTCAGATGGTAAGTTGTTATTGATTGGTGGTAACCAGAATGCACTTGAAAACCCCTCTGGTGCTACTTCATTTGAAGACATCAAGCAGATTATTGATGGATATCTTCAGACTAAGGAGTTGGTTCTTGCATCGAATCCTACTAAGTCAGACATTGATGCGTTTGTTACTCGTATTAAGAAGTTGATTACCTTTTCTTCAAATAATACGATTTCAGTAGATACTGCAATTGTTAATGAGTTCGTTAACAATAAGGTTGAAGAAGCAACTGGAATTCACTCTATTAAGAATGTGAGGACTCCTAATGATGTATTAGACTATCTGAAGAAGGAGAAGGGATTTCGTGATACTGATTTTCACAAGTATCATGCCGCTTCCGCTCTTGCAATGAAGTTATTTGCATCGTGGAAGACTAAGAATAAGGAGTTAAAGTCTGCTTACACTTCTAATATGTCAAAGGTAAAGCCTGAGAATATTACAGTTGATACTGTAATTCACATGGGTACGCCTGACCCAGCAAATCCTATCGGGGATTTTTTTAAGAAGTATAAGGACTTTTATACTGAATTTCTTGAATTGGAAGATTTTCAGTTGAACTATTATGCTAACTCTGCAAATAGGACAAATAGGTACAACATTATTGGTTTCTTTCAACAGGTGAAGGAACTTGAAGATGTTTTTGAATTTGGTTCTATCGTGACGCCCGAAGAGTTCATGGAAGAATACAACAAGCGGTATATGTTGGAATTAAAGGAAGCCGCTTAAAAAAGAATTTGTGTGGGGGTTGAATTTTGAAATTTAATCCCCATATAAATATGGATGCAGATGCGAATTATCGGTCTGCAATTATTAATCTTGCTTAACAAAGGAGATAAATTATGACTAACTTAAGCACACTTAGAAA